GAATATGCTAACCTTGCAAAGGGTCAAGGGTTTCAACCGACACAAAAGTTGAAGGTTGAGCCCATGACTCTTAAAGCACTCGTCCGTGAACGTATCGAAAATGGAAAAGATATGCCCATGGATATTTTTAACGTGTTCGTAGGAAACCGAACCAAAATAACGAGGAAACAATAAACATGAACAAAGAAACACAAGTCGCGAAACGCGAAAATGCAGGCCCATTAGCTACAAATGTGTTTGAAGCTGATGCAGGTGCTGGCTCTCAGAATATGACGCAGGAAGATCTTGCGTTACCTTTTCTGAAAGTCTTAGGACAATTATCTCCAGAAATTAGTAAACAGAACGCTAAGTTTATTAATGGAGCAGAACCTGGAATGATTGTGAACAGTGTGACCAAAGAACTTTATGATGGAAAAAAAGGTATAGATGTTATACCGGTCCATTATGAAAGACAATATGTCGAATGGCAAGACAGAGGTCAAACTGGAAATGCTCCTGTAGCAATCCATAAAGCAGATAGTGATATCTTGAGTACAACAACTCGAGATAAATCTTGGAAGGATAGATTACCTAACGGTAATTATCTGGAAAATACTGCGAATCATTTTGTAATTCTTATGGGTAAAAGTCCATCAACAGCGCTGATATCTATGAAGGCTACTCAATTAAAGATTAGTCGTAAATGGAATTCAATAATGATGGGTCTCAAGCTACAAGGTAAAAATGGCTTATTCACACCGCCAACATACAGCCACATTTATAATCTAAAGACTGTTCAGATGTCTAATGACAAAGGAACATGGTTTGGATGGGATGTGACTAAGGTTGGTCCGGTCTCAGATAAAGGTATTTACGAAATTGCTAAAACTTTCGCTGAAAAAAATAACAAAGGTTTAGTAAAAGTTAAACACGGATCTGAAGAAGAATCTAAATCGGATTCACCTTATTAACAATTTCCTTTGCGAAGGAATAAAGGGGCGGCAGCGGGAGACTTAAACCGCCCCGCTAATAATATGAATGTAGAACGATTTAGAAAGATATTTGTAGGGCTAGAAGAACGATTTGGTTATCATATAGCCAATTACGAAGAAGGTAATGGTAAAAAATCTGGAGATTCTTTTACTTCAAGTTACCCCCATACATTAGAAATGTGGCAAGCACATCTTGAAGGTAAAAAATTTAAGGTTAAAACAAATAAAGGTTTTACTGAAGCAGATAGTCTAGGTCTATGCCCAATCAATAAAAATAGTAAGTGTACCTGGGGAGCTATGGATCTAGACAACTATAAACCTTCTATACCAGAATTATTTAAGAAATTAAAAAGTTTAAATGTTCCAACCATTCCTTTCAGATCAAAAAGTGGGGGTATTCATCTTTATATTTTTTTAACTGAGGAAGTAGCAGCTTTACTCATAAGAGAAAAACTTCACTCAATTAAAAATATTTTTGGAGTAGAAAAACCTGACAAAATTTTTCCAGTTCAAAAATACTTAAATTTAGAAAAAGGTTCAGCAGGTAGTTGGATTAATCTTCCATATTATAATGCTCCAAATACTCAACGATATATGATTAAAGAAGATGGGAGTAAGGCTACATTAGAAGAATTTTTTGAAGCATACGAAAAGAAGAAAATTACTCCTACCCAGTTAAAAAAATTAAAATCAAATATTGATGAAGGAGAGTCAGGTGATTGGTTTAAGGACGGTCCTCCTTGTTTTCAAGCCTTGGCTAAGTTTGGAGTGGAAAAAAAAGTCAGGAATGAAACTTTAGTGGATATGTCTAAATATATTAAAATGAGATATCCGGAAGAATGGAAAGAAAAAATGGGGGAGTATAATAAAAAATTTTTCGAACCAATTGGTAAAGGATTAGCTTATGATGAGGTTAAAGGGGTTATTAACTCAAGAGAAAAAAAAGACTATGCTTATCGTTGTAGTTCAGATTGGTTGAAACCTCATTGTGATAGAGATAAATGTATTTTAAGAAAATTTGGAGTTGGGGGAGCGGCTACAAATGAACTGGTTTTGGGACCTTTATCCTATGTTAAATCTACACCTGTGATTTGGTACCTAGGTTTTAACGGAGAAGAAGTGAGGCTCAACTCTAAAGAATTAGTAAAACCAGAATTAGCGCGAGAAGCAGCAACAGATCAAATCAAAAAAACCCCACCAAAAACCAAAAATTGGGATGAACAAATTAGGGCTCTTCAAGTTAAAGCAACTCCCATTGATGCTCCAGAAGAAAGTCAACCTACTCTTAGACTAAAGTCCCATCTGGAAACTTTTTGTTTTAACCTAAGACAAACTACTAAAAAGAAACAGTTATTATTTAATAGACCCTATCATGAGGATGGAAAAGTTAGGTTTATATTTGAAGGATTTTTTAAATTTTTAAAAACTAATGACTGGAGTATGGGAGAAGATCTTACTCATCAAATGTTAAAAAAAATGAAAGCTTTGAGCAGAGAAAAATTTCATATTGAACAAAATAACAAAAGATGGGTTTATGTTTTAGATGAAAAATTATTTAAGAAAGAAGAAATAGAACCAGAACAAGACAATATAGACTTTGGTCAAGACACGGAGGCTCCTTACTAATGGATCCATTTTACAGAAAGAGATATAAACTAATTGGTGGACCTGGTTGTGGTAAAACTACTGAGGCTATAAATATTCTGGCTAGACAGTTTAAAGGGGGTTTACAACCTAGTCAAATGTTAATGATAGGTTTCGCTAGAGCAACTGTTACAACATTACAAGAAAAAACAAAAGCCAAATTTGAATGGTTTAGTAAGGATCAACTTAAAAGTATTAAAACTATTCATAAGTATGGAAGAGATATTGCTTGCTCAGGAAAAGAAGTTTTTAACAGCAAAGCTAAGCGTGAGTTTGTTAAAAAATTAAAAACAGATCCTGATAATTGGGTGATGTTAGATACAGTTAAAGATAAAAACGATGAAGAATTTGCTGTGTGGGATGAAAAAACAGATAAAAAATTTGCTACAATTTTTAAATTAATTGGTTTTGCAAGACATTCCCGGAAGAAAACTTTAGAACAAATTTTAGATTTTCATTCAGACCACGATGATTTTAACTTTTCAAAAGTAAGGAGAAGCGAAATTAAATACTGTTTTAACAATTTAAATCTTTTTAAAGACGCTAATAACATGATTGATTTTGAAGACATGTTAGAGTACGCTCTAAAACCAAATATTCATTTTCCTGAATATAAAGTTGTCATTCTAGATGAAGCTCAGGACTTAACATCTCTTGAATGGAAAATTATTGCTAAACTTGGTAAGACAACAGAAGAAATGTATTTGGTTGGAGATGATGACCAAGGAATATATGGCTGGAAAGGATCTAAAGTAAAAATTTTTCTTAAATGGCCTTGCCAGGAGAAACATAAAACGTTTCTTGAGCACACACATAGATTACCTACAAAAATATATACTCTCGCACAAAGAATTATTAATGACATAACTCCAGAAAACAGAATAGGTGGTTTAAAAAGAAAAAATTATTTTCCGTGTCCAAAAGAATGTTGTAATAAAGAAAATTTCCCAGGAATTCTTGAAACACTTCATGATCTAAAAGAATTAACTGAGATTATTAAATTTGATTCAAATGCAATTATGTGTGCGAGAGATTGGAAGCTTTGTAAACCATATGCAGAACATTTAAGGGATCGGGGTATTATTTGGAAAGAAAAAAATAAACTACAAGAACATGAAGGTGCTTTTAGATCTAGCTTTCCTGAGAAAGAGAGAGGTATATTAAAAAGCTGGGATGAATTAAAAGCCGGAAATGGTCTTAATGGTAAAGGGGTAAGGACTTTAATTACCCATCTTAATCCCGGGCTTGTTCAAAGAGGTAAAAAATCAGCATTAATAAATTTAGACACTTGCCCAGAAGAGTTCAAGGATGGCGAAGCACGATTCACTTTTAAAGATTTAAGTGAAAAATACTTTGTTCTCGCCGATATACATAAACCTTGGTTTGATGTGTTTAGATTTACCACAACTCGTAAATATTCAAAACAAACACCAAATGCTTTATTTGCGGATGACGATGACTTTAATAATTATTTAAAAAATTGTTATGAAAATGATCCTACTTTAGAAAAAGCGAATATCCTTTTGTCAACTATTCATGGAGTAAAAGGAATGGAAAGGAAAAAAGCTATTATTCGTAATGATTGGGGTTTTTCTCTTAATAATTATTATAGTGGTTTAATAGACAAAGAAGAGGAAGAGTTAAGAACTTGTTATGTGGGTGTTACCAGGGCGCAAGAGGAATTATATATTTTAAACATGGGTAAACAAAAAAATAAATTTCCATACTTAATACTATGAGTGAAAACGAATTTTACAGATTTATTCAAAAAATGGAAAGAGAGCTTTACGGTGACTCAAGTTATCTTTTTGCAGGTGATAAAAAAGAAGAAGAAGACGAGATTGATTTCAATCTAAGAAAGAGAGGAAAATAAATGAATTTAGCAACTGATTTAATGTTTATATGCATTATTACAGTAATATTTTATAATTTATTAATTTTATGAGCGTATACAATAAACAAATTGGCGGAACACATTACAAGAAAATGAAAATACAACCAAGTAAATTCGTAATTGAGAACAAGTTGCTTTTTCCGGAAGGGAATGTTATTAAATATATCTGCAGGCATAAATATAAAGGAGGAAAGCAAGACTTAGAAAAAGCAAAACATTTTATCGATATGATTATTGAAAGAGACTACAAATAATGCACCGTCCACTGTTTAAACCTCAAACTGAATGGGTCGAACCAGAAACATTTCCTGATTTATCTAAATATGATGAAATAGCAATTGACTTTGAAACTAAGGATCCAGATTTAAAAACTAAAGGTTCAGCTTCTTGCCGGGGAATAGGTGATGTTGTAGGCATCGCAGTCGCCGTGTGTAATTGGTCAGGTTATTATCCGATTGCTCATGAAAATGGACCCAACATGAATCGTAAACAGGTTTTAGGTTGGTTTGAAGATGTTTTAAAAACACCCACCTTGAAAATTTTTCACAATGCCATGTATGATGTGTTATGGATTCGTCGTTTAGGCCTCACGGTCCACGGAACAATCATTGATACTATGACTATTTCATCCTTAGTTAATGAAAACCGATTTAGATATGATCTAAATTCTTTGGCCAAAGAGTTCACAGGTTTAGGTAAAAATGAAACCGCTTTAAACGCGGCAGCAAAGGATTGGGGTTTAGATCCAAAAGCAGAAATGTACAAACTTCCAGCAATGTTTGTTGGAGAATACGCCGAAAAAGATGCGGAAATAACTTTGGCTTTGTGGCAAGAACTCAAAAAAGAAATTAATATGCAAGACTTACATACAATAGTTGCTTTAGAGCAACAAGTCTTTCCATGTTTAGCAGATATGAAATGGAGGGGTGTAAGAATTAGTGAGGATCAAATTGGCATACTTGAGAAAAAAATGAAAATTAAATATGATCTTTGTATAAAACGAATTAAAGATGCCACAGGAATTTCTCCTGAAATATGGGCAGCTAAAAGTATTGCAAAAGTGTTTGATAAACTTGGTATTAAGTATGATCGAACAGAGAAAACAGGTGCACCATCCTTTACTAAAAACTCTTTTGAGAGAAATAAGAATCTTGTTGTTAAAAGTATTGCCTTAGCAAGACGAATGGATAAATTGAAAAAGACATTTTTACATTCATTTAAAAACTATGTTTACAACGGGCGAATTCATTCTGATAT